CCACGACCCATTTCGGAAGTATTGTTGTATCCGAAATAGTCTCCCACCTACGCTTCAGATGGAGCGTAGGCCTCTGCGCGACTCCGATCCTGTCACCTTGAATAAAGGGGACAGGGCGGACTTCAGAGAAATACTGAAGCAGTGCAGAGGTCCGTTCGACTGGTAACCGTCTGGAACCGGCGCAAGCCGTATCCATCAGGTACTCGACCCGTTGTAGTGTTGGATTCCACCGCTTTCTCAAGTGGTGGTTACCAATATAGAACGGATCGTGCCAGCCGAAGGCACCTGAATCTATCGGCAAATGCGGTAAAGAAAATCTCTTTAGCGCATCAACTGTCGATTTCACGTACTTGGCGACACCATAGTAACCTCTTTGAATGAAGTTATTATGGGTGGCAACCAAGGAAATGATAGATTCAGGGCGGGACACGTCAGGGTAGGTTGCCGAATACGTTGGGGTCACATCGTGACCGTCATACGCATCGACACCACACGACTCACGGAACTTTCCAATTCCGAAAGTCTTGTTGTGGTTAACCTTTAAGCCAAGGTAACCTAAAAGTCCCTGAAGTACTTCCCAAGAGTCAATGGGGATGATAATATCATCACCAAAGACTTGGACCTCCCGAGCAATCCTACGAATCGACTTAATGCTAGGAGTGTACCCCCGTACATAAAGTACAGAGGCCACGGCTAGTATCGAGAAGACGTAAGACTGCACAGGAAAGGTGCAAGCTGATCCCATACAAGAAAATTTCCTCAATCGATGAAACTGAGGAGACTTCTTGTCGATGGTGTTAGCCACCCACCTTGTCCTAGCGGCGTGGAACGCAGTGACTAAAGAAGGGTTCCTTCTAAAGATGCGTTCGACTAACCAGCAGGATAGGCGATCAGAAGCAGCCGACAAATCTATTGTCGCATGCGACTGAGAATGGGAAGCCCGCTGAGCAAGCCGCTGATTGAATCGTTGATCACGAAAGTGAATCGTCGAAGCAATCGGCGAACTAGCCAGGCGCGTAGTGAGGAAGTCTTTTACCATCTGCTGACACCATTGATGCGCAACAGGCTCTGAGGCAATAAGCCTAGGGCCCTTGAGCGTCTTCGGTACAGCGATAAGTTTAGACGGAGGTTCATGAGCCTTGAAAAGCTCATCAACCTCACCACTACGAGAGAATTCGACCCAATGATCAAAGTTGGCAAAGCCAAACTCAGACATAGGGAAGAATCCTTCTAGCTTAGCAGGCCAGTTTGGAAA